ACTGCTACACCACCCACAAATTGAGGGTTAGCAATGTATGAACTTTGAGTTTCTAATTTCATAATATTCTTTTTATTTTAACAATTAAGTTTTCTTTTATAGTGATTATACTTTTGATGGAATAGTGAAATTGTTTGAACCTACAGGAAAGGTATGATAAATATATCCACCTGCTGATGTTATTGTTCCACCAGTTGCTATTGAACTTGTTGCTTGATATCTTACAACAACAACTCCTTCTACTCCATCTTCTGCTCCTGGATTTGGAAAGTAATTACCACCCAGACCACCACTACCTAAAGCAGTTTTAGAAGTTCCAGCAGAATCACCACCTTGTGCGTAAGTAACTAAATTAAGCCAATTAATACCATTACCTCCTGTATTACCTGATGCAGGTCCAGCTGAACCTCCACCACCACTAACATCTCCATCAAATCCTTGTCCAACTGTACCACTTCCGTATGTAATAGGACAACCCCAAAAGTTAGTCCATGAACCTCCACCACCACCTGAAGCACCATTTGAACCTGAACCAAATGTACAATTTGTTGAATTCCTATCTCCAGCAGAACCTCCTCCTCCACCACCTAAAGGTGATAATGATAAGAATGATGATGTTTGTCCATTTGTAGCTTTAAATGCTCCGGTTGATTTTGCACCACCATCACCTACTATAACAGGATATACATTTGGAAATAAAGTAGCTGAACCAGTTATGATACCACCAGCTCCTCCTCCTCCACCTGTTCCTTGAAATCTAACAGCTCCACCTCCTCCGCCTTGTCCTCCTCCACCTCCACCAGCTACAATAAGATAATCAATATCTAATTTGTTGTTTGTTTGTGCAAGTGTAGTTGGATTAATAACTTCTTTATCTCCACTATATAAATTATTTATTTTCTGATTTCCTAAATATACTATCATAAGTTTGTATTAATATGTGAATGTGCATGATGTGGTAAATGTATTCATTACTAAACGTTTCTACCCAATGATGTTTGGAAGTTTTGAACTATTGTATATAACGTAGCAGCTTCTGTACTATTAAACGCTCTAGCTATAAATGCTAATGAATATTGTCTTTTTGAATTTTCATTTGCATTAAATCCAGGTCCTAAATTATTTGCTGTAAAATATAACGGCTGTGTTATTGTATATGTTGTTGGCGATGCTTTAGATGCCACAGAAGTACCATTTTTATATAAATTCATATTTGTTCCACTACTTCCAGAAATACATCCAAACCAAAATCCTCTAGAATCTGTACTTGCTACATTTAAAGAACTACTATTAAAAAAACGTGCTGTATCGTCTGTGAATCTACTTATTAAATAAGTATCAGCATTAGCAGCACTTGGTGGTGTTGGAGATTCTGCGCCCATATCATAGCCGCCAGTTACATTTGTATTAACATATACACCAAATGAATTATTAGTTGCCCAATCTGCTGAGTTTACACTTGGAGTAAATGATGTATTGATATTAGAAGTAGTACCACTACCAGAAATACCTGTGTTTGTAAAGTTAAAACTTCCAGTATAATTTAATGTAAATGATGCTGTTGAAATTAAATTGTATTTACAAGAATCAGCTGATGCACCAAGTAATGGATATAATGCATAAAATTTACTATATAAATTATTACTTTGTAACTGAGAAACAAATGTATCTAATGTATTAATTACAGTAGTATCATTTATATTTGCAGCTTTTGCATAATTTCTAACACTTTGATTAATTCCTTGATTAATTTCTAAAATATCATCCATTCTTTGTGAGCCTAGCATCACATCATTAATTAAAGTATTTCCTATATAAATTGTTTGCATATCTTATGGCATTGTTGTTGTTGAAGTCATTGGTGGTATATACATCGTTGTTGTTGTACTGCTAGTAGTTGTTGTTGGTTCAGTTGTTGTACTACTAGTAGTTGGAGGTGGTACAAACGTTGTTGTGCTTGTACTACTTGTTGTTGTTGATGATGTACTGCTTGTAGTAGGAGGCGGTACATAAGTTGTTGATGATGTACTACTCGTTGTTGAAGTTGGCATTGTTGTTGTACTGCTTGATGTAGTAGTAGAACTTGATGTTGTAGTTGGCATCGTAGTTGTAGATGTACTGCTGGTTGTTGTACTGCTTGAAGTAGTAGTTGTTCCAGTAGCACATGTCAAACAATCTGCGTATGTTAATACAACGGTAGAGAATGTTCCACCCATTGCAGACTCACTTACTGTCCAACATGCATTAGTATCATAAGGTGCACCTTCTGCAAAGAACTTATAAACGTTTGCTGTAAATAAAGATGTATTTGTTGTTATTGTATAAGATGAACCTCCAGCACAATTACTTATTAAATAATTGAATGTTGTAGGACTTGTTGTTGTACTGCTTGAAGTAGTAGTGCTACTCGTTGTACTACTTGTTGTAGTTGTTGGAGTAGTTGTTGTGCTAGTCGAAGTAGTTGTACTGCTTGAAGTAGTTGGTATCGTAGTTGTAGAACTAGATGTTGTAGTACTGCTTGTAGTAGTTGACGTAGTGCTTGTAGTAGTTGACGTAGTTGTTGGCAACGTTGTGCTACTTGTAGTAGTTGGTGATGTTGTAGTTGAAGTTGTAGTAGGTATTGTAGTTGTAGTAGCCGGTGATGGGGTTACTGGTTGTACAAAAACAGGTGCACTTTTTTGAATGCTACCAAAGTTATTTGTGCCTACTGCTATCCTACCAAATGTTTTACCTCCTATCTTTATCTTAAACATACTATTAAGGATTTACAAATTGGTTTATTTCACCATCCCATTTTTGTCCTATTGTTGGAATAGCTGTTGGAGTTGGTTCTCCTACTTTAATTATTGATACCTCCATATAAGGTAATTGTTCTCCAGAAAGAATATCAAATTCTATAATATCAAATACTATTTGGTCTTCTCTAATCACTGCGTATGTTGCCATAATTTATATATTTTAATTTATCCGGTTGTTACTATACTTGATGGCATTGTATATGTTGCGTTTACTGCTCCAGTATATCTTGCTACTCCTTTAGTTATTCTAAAGTCTTGAAAGTAATCAGTTCTTTGTGACCCGTTACCATTCCATCCCATAAATTGAAATGGAGGATTTGTACCTGTTGCTCCTGATAATGTATTATTTCCGCGTATTACTCCATTTAAACATGAATACCAAGTTGAACCAACCCTACAAGTAGCGAAATGATGCCATGTATTTGCTGCTAATGTTGGTGTGCCTGGAAAAAAAGATGTCTCACTACCTGCTGCATTTTGGAAAGTCCATCTTGGACCACCACTATATTGTGCAAACCCAACTCCACTACCTTCACAAAAATACCAAGGATTATCACCACTAACATTCGTTGGCATATACATCCAACATTCAATAGTAAAATCACCAGTACCAAAGTTTACATTTGATGTGTTGCCAGCAATTGCACCTAAGTTAGAAGATGAACCTCTACTCATTGATGTACCATAAGGTACTGAAGCAAAGTTTGTTGCTGTATTTGTAGTTTGTCCACTACCAGATAAAGGTAATTCAGGTAAAGAACTTCCGCCATTTATATATCCACTAATATCACTTCTGAAAGATGTTTGTCCAAATGTTGAACCAAATTGTGTTCCAGGTATTGCTACTGTTACTGAACTTGCGTATGTATCAGGTCTTATAATAAATCCTGCGGCTGCTGCCACAGGTTGTCCAAAATAATAAATCGTTGGTGAGAATATTGCCATATTATATGAATTTTTTAGCTGATACTACATAAGCGTTTGTTGAATCAAATGCTACTAACGATAATATATCTTTAGCTCCACTACCAGATGATGGTGTGTATCTACTTCCAGATGGTTGTAATACGTTTGAACTAAATGATGCCGTTGGTAATGCAGCGTTACCATTACCCTGAACAGTTGTTAGTAAAATACTAATTGTCTCTCCAGCAGTAACGTTTGTCACATTAAAGAATGTACTTGCTGTTACCAAACAGGTAAAGAAGTTTCCATCATTACCATTTATTGATGCAGTTGATGATGCTATACTTGCTGATATAACATTACCTAATGCTGAACCAGTTACTATTATAGAACCAGATATAATTGCAGAACCAGTGAATGGAAATGCCGATGTTGTTAATCCAGAAGTTCCAGAAGTACCCGAAGTACCCGAAGTACCCGAAGTACCTGATGTTCCACTACTTCCAGCTACTCCATTTATTCCAGAAGTTCCCGATGTACCGTTTACGCCGCTTGTACCAGAAGTACCCGAAGTACCACTACTACCCGCAGTTAAGTTCGAACCAGAGATAACATACATTGTATTTACATCAGTTTGTGCAGTTGCTACTAATGTTGCGTATGAAGCTGAAGTTAATGTTACTATGTTTGTTACTGCCGGTACATTTGTGTATGTATCGTATATGTTTGATATAACACTGCCACTATAAATTCCTATTGATTGATTTATTGAACCAGTTACTCCTAAGCTTCCAGTAATTTGTGCAGAGCCTGTAAAAGGAAATCCTGCTCCAGTTCCTCCGCCACCACCAACTAAAACAATTGATGCCGTATTAGAAGTTACAGTTATTGATTGTACTGCACTTCCGCTAAAATCTAAATATTGTGCAGTTCCTAATATTACACTTGCTGATGCTATTGTGTTAATTGATGTTAATCCAGAAGTTCCTGAAGTACCAGAAGTGCCACTTGTTCCGCTGCTACCAGCTACTCCATTTATTCCTGAAGTACCAGAAGTGCCACTTGTTCCGCTGCTACCAGCTACTCCATTTATTCCAGAAGTTCCGCTTGTTCCTGAAGTACCAGAAGTACCTATCGATATGAATGATGATGTTGCTACTAAATTAGAAACGTTACCTACTCCACCTATCCATGCATATCCTTCTCTTAAAGATGATGTAAATGAACCAGTCACTTGTAATGAACCAGTTATTCCTAAAGAGCCTGTTATTTGTGCACTACCAGTGAATGGGAATGCTGAATCAACTGCTGAACCCGATATCACATAAAGTGTATTTGCATTAGGTGTTACTAATCCATTATATTCAGCTTCAGTTAATGTTACGATATGTTGTATTGGTTCAACACCAGTATAGATGTCACCAATGTTATCAACAACCGAGCCACTAAATGAGCCTGTTGTAATTCCTATTGAACCAGTTACTCCTAAAGAGCCTGTGATTTGTGCTGAACCAGTATATGGGAATGCTAATGCAGTTTGTCCCGAAGTACCCGAAGTACCATTTGTACCAATACCACTTGTTCCGCTTGTTCCACTACTACCAGCTACACCATTTATTCCCGATGTGCCTGAAGTACCATCACTGCCACTCACTCCACTCGTTCCACTAGTACCACTTGTTCCACTACTTCCTGAAACTCCAGAAGTGCCTGATGTTCCATTAACTCCACTTGTACCATTACTACCCGATGTTCCGTTTATACCTGATGTTCCATTAACACCTGAAGTACCAGAAGTACCTGATGGTAATTGAGATATTATAAATAACATCTGATGATTGTTAGGAAACGAATATGTTGATGTTATTAATGTTACTGGGAATGTCCAATATGTTGTATTATCTACTCCAGTACCTACTGTCCATCTTTGAAAATTTGTATGTGATGATTGGTCCTGTAATACTATGATTGAGCCTGATGGAATATTAGCTAAGAATATATCATCGTTATTTCCATTTTGGTCAGTATCACTTACACTTATTGATGTTGCTGATGCTTGAGTTGCGTTATTCCAAATGATATGTCCATTACCAGGATCACCAGTTGTTACACCAGTCTTTGCTTGATAATTAAAGAATGTATTTGATTGTCCATCTTGTCCGCTTGTTCCAGAAGTTCCAGAAGTACCATTACTTCCATTTATTCCAGAAGTACCTGATGTTCCGGATGTGCCGTTTATACCTGATGTGCCACTCACACCTGAAGTACCTGATGTACCATCACTGCCACTCACACCACTTGTTCCTGAAGTACCTGAAGTACCACTTGAACCATTAACACCCGATGTGCCGTTTATACCTGATGTACCATTTACTCCGCTTGTTCCATCAGCGCCTGAAGTTCCTGATGTTCCATTAATACCTGAAGTTCCTGATATACCGCTTGTGCCGGAAGTTCCTGATGTACCTTCAGAACCATTGATACCTGATGTACCATTAATGCCCGAAGTACCATCTGAACCAGAAGTACCCGAAGTACCTTGTGAACCAGCTGAACCATTCGTTCCTGATATTCCTGAAGTGCCACTCGTTCCGCTTGTACCAGAAGTACCTGAAGTTCCAGCCGAGCCTCCACTTCCACCCGTACCATTAATGCCGGATGTTCCTGAAGTACCTGATGTACCAGCCTCTCCTGCTGCACCTACTACGTTTACACTCCATTGAGTATATGTTCCACTACCTGTTGGTGCTGTTATTGTAAATGAGAATACACCTGTTGATGTATCATAAGAACTTACAACACCTTCCATTCTATTGGTAGCACTATTAGCTACTATTGTTTCTTGTCCAACTGTCCATTGTAAAGATGATGATATATTAATTGTTCTACTATCACCTATTCCTCCTATTGATATTGAGGATGTTGATTGAGATGCGAATTTATCACCAGTAACACCATTTGCTCCTGAAGTACCTGATGTACCTGCAGTGCCCGATGAACCGTTTGTTCCATTTGCTGAACCTGATACAAAGTATAATGTATTAGGGTCAGTTGAGTTACCTGCTAATAAAGCACCATATGATGATGAATCTATTGTTACTACATATTGTGCAGGTAATATATTTGTGAATGTATCGTTTACGTTTGAAATCAAGCTACCTGATAATGAGCCTGATGTTTGTGTTGGGTTTTTACCTAATACACTTAAAGAACCAGTTATTCCTAAAGAGCCTGTAATTTGTGCTGAGCCTGTGAAAGGAAATCCTACACCACTACCTCCGCCACCAAATGATGATGTAGGTACTGCTGCTGATTTATTATTTGAATCACCAACCCATGCATAACCTTCTGGTAATGATGCAGTTAATGGTCCTTCTATTTTAACCGAACCAGTAAATTGATGTATTCTACCTGCACTATCTCCAAATTTTGTATCACCTTTTGTAATTAAAGTACCTGATACAATTAAATCTGATGTCATTGTTTGTACATCAGTAAATGTATTAGCAGTTAATTTAGCGTATGAAGCAGTTTGAGCAGTTAATGCGTTTACTTTACTATCATTAGATGCAGTATATGCATTAATTGATTGAGTATATGTGTTTATAGAAGCTGTGTATAAACCAAGAGATGCACTTAATGATGCATTTGCTTTACCATTTATATTAGTTTGTAATACAGATGCTGAAGTATTCAATTGTCCGGTTAAGGATGCAGAAGTTACATTTATATTAGTTTGTAATGTTGATGAACTTGCATTCAATTCAGCTTCTATAAGTGAACGAGTTGCTGTTAATTCCGCTTCAGTTACAAATGTTGCTTGTAATGATGAACTGAAATTTTGTAAATTAGCTATCGAACTTGAAAATGATGCTGAATTAGAAGTATAAATCGTCTGATTAACAGTACTATCAATCATATCAGTATTAAATTCTCTTAATATGATTGGTGTAATAAACCCAGCATTGTTATTAGGAAAGCTGGTTTGGTTTTCTTGCTCTAATTGTGTTTTATTTAATTGAGACATATGTTTCTATAATTTTTAATAAACGGGTGTTCCTATATCAAAACCATCACTAAACCCAACACTAAATCCACCTCTTGTTGCGAATTGTGCGGGTACTTGTGTTTGTCCTATACCTTGTTGAATCAATGCACCATTACAACATTTACGTGAATATGTGTTTGAATTAGCACATAAACAAGCTTGTCTATTGTTCTTTGGTGAACTCTTTCCTCTAGTAGGTCCCAGGTAAATACCCGAAGTTGCTTTGAATCTGGCTAAATAAGCTGGAGTTGGCATATACTAATGATTTTATTATTTAACAACTGATTCCTCAAATGTAGTGGATTATCATTTCGTTCTTGCCAAAACTTCTTTATGTAGAAGGTTTTGTAAGTAATTGTAATCCGAATTATAAGCTAGGAATAGTAAACATTGTTCTAATGGTAACTCCACAACCTCATCCATTTTATTTATATCTCCTCCTGCGAGTTGGATAACTGAGCTGTAATTTTTCCACTTCTTTCCAAAACGGACCTGATGTTCTGAGGGAGAGTCACCGAATCCATCATAGATTTCAGGATAACGCTCGGTAAGTCCGTTAATAAACGAACAAAAAAAAACAATGCTCCATAATGTATATCCATTGATACATCTAAGAAAAGGGCCTCATTATCCTTTCCATTGTATTCTTCTATCTCATAAGTTCCCATTCCCTTTCTCTTTACAGGTCTATAAAGGATACTCATTATCTTTGCCCAATTATCATCAATGGTAAAGGTATCATGCTTTGTAATATCCAAATATGAACCATAGGACATTTTTGATAGGTTAGGCTCAAACCCATATTCTACCCCGTCAATTTTAATAAACCTTTGTAGTTCATTATCAGTATTACTCATAAAGCCTGTAAGGTCTTTCTTAATCTTAATAAACGTTTCAGTATCCAATCCATGTAGATACTCAGGTGAGAATCCACATAAGTGATGTAACAAACATGCTACATAAGCATTCTCATCCTCACCATACACTTTTAAATCTCTTTGTAGTGCTAGATATTGTTTAAGTGTAACAGCTGACCATTTAGTAGGTACTGTGATTTTAACTTCCTTCTTCATATTATTGTTTATTTTGTTTAGGTACTACACTAACTCTGTCAGCAGGTACTGCCCATTGTTCAGGGTTAATTAAATCAAAGGATGCATTCATTACTACTGCTTCTTGAATAGGAATGGTTTGTAACGCCTTATCAGCTAAAAGGTTTTGGTACTTTTGTTCTGCTGAATTCCTTTGTTGTAGAGTTGCAGATAAATAAGCCTTAGTTTCTCTTAGTTGATTTAGGAGTTCTACGTTCTTCTTCTCACTCATAGCAACATAAGCTGCCATCTCCATAAAATCATCTTGTGTTAGGTTGTTAATGTCAAATTCTTTTTCCATATTATTTTATTTTACGCTAATTACATATTTTCCAATAGCTGTTGCTTTTTGTGATAACTTCATCATTCCCACATAGCGAGCAGCATCTAAAAGGTGATTGTTAAAATCCACAGGTCTATCTAATATCTTACCAAATCTATCTGTCTCCCACTCATACGAATAGAACTCATTGATTAGATTCTGACAACTCTTAGGTATCTTTATCTTATAGTTTTGTAGTACACCTATACCAAAGTTAATACTATCCTTACCTTTCGTTACAGGCTTTATATTAAACCCAGCTCTACGAATTTCTTCTATCAAACGTGGTTCGCTACTATCCGCCCAAATCTCCTCATTACCACTCACTGCTTTCTTTAACATATCTACTATTTCGTTTGTTACCATTCCCTTCTCATAGCAGTGTTCTAAGATGTATAACTCGTTACCATTCATCTTCCATACACTTACTAATGCATTCGGGTCATTAGCATATCCAAAATCCAATCCCCATGCTACAAACTCTGCTTCATCAGGTAACCACTCTACTAATTCAAATTCAAAGATAGCTTTATCGTTTGTTGTGTACTCACCCTTTGTATATACTTGCCATGCTTTTATATTAGTGTTCTTCAAATCCTCTAAGGCTCTTATTACACTCTTTTCTAAATAAGGATTATCTTTGTATGATGTGAAGTAGCGTGTACAATCTACCATCTCTCTTAACCAATGCCATGGCGAGACTGTAGGGTTATAACTCAATATGATTTTACCTGTTGTACGAATTTGTAATTGTAGATAAGATTCACTATCAACTTCG